TTCCTGAGTGGATTCGCTGCAATGATTCACATCACTTTTCAATCTCTTTATCGCGGCTATGGCTGTGTTGAAGTTTCTTTTTGAATCGTGTCTGAGTTCAAAGCCTTCCTTCTTGTATTGCTGCTGCATTTCTAGAAGGTTGGTTTCTAAAACGTCCGTGAGGACAAATACGATGTTGGTTATCGTATTCAGTTTGTCTGTTCCTTGCATGATCGTGTATTTTTTAACAATTATTCTATTTGATACAAGCTATTTTAAAGCCGTACAATTAATTTTACTACATGGAAGCATCAACTACAGGCTTTCTTGTTGAAATTCTTGTCACAGGGCTGGGAATGCGGTCTATCGTCCTCTTTCTTCACCCTGTCAATCCATCTTTGGAATTTGGCAGCTACAAGAGGACAGTGGATGCGCAGGTTCCTGTCGCGTTCCGCTTCCCATTCACGTATCTTTATAAGCGTTTCGGTATTCATTGAAATAATGTTTTTTGAATTCTTGATAAAATGTACTTGTTGGCATCGTTGTAGAAATTCCTGTCGATCTCAAAACCGTATGCCTTTCTTCCACATTGCGCAGCAGCTAAAAGCGTACTTCCACTTCCAGCTACAGGGTCTATAACTACATCACCCTTATCGGTGAAGATTTCAATCAGTCTACGAAGTAAGGGAATAGGTTTCTGTGTTGGATGTACTTTAGGATTATCATCATCTCTAACCCAGTCGAAGCAGTTGAATATCATCCTTCCATCATTATTGAATTTCGGTAGTTTATCTCTATATAACAACAAACCGTATTCACAATTACCAACAATCTTCATATTGGCTTTTAATACTTGTGCGGAAAAGTTCTTACGGAATACCAACGGAATGTATTTCATTAGCCCGTACTTCTTACCAAGTTCTATGAACATGAACTGCTGTTCGTATTCGCAGAATATTATCATGCAAGGGGATTTACCGGGTTTCTTCGGTTCTTTTACCATCATGTCACTGCAAAAATGCATAAACTCGGCAGGACGAAATTCATTTTCTGAATTAAAAAACTTTTTCCCAGCAAGATCGCTCTCTCCGTTTTTATTATCCCCATCCTTATACCATGAAGGATTGCTTGCATAAGCATTAGTACCCAAATTATAAGGTACATCCGCTATAATCAATTGTGCTTTAGGTAATTGATAGCTACGAAAATTTTGAAATGAATCTCTATATAGTTCAATATCTTTCATAATTATTTCTTTAAAAAACTGTTGCAAATTTGCCCATATCTGTCACAGGCACACACTCTATGTCCTTTAGCCTTACAATACGCAGAATTATCCCCGAAGTCCGAGGCATTCTTGCAATTCCGGCATTTGACATATACAATTCCCGGTTTTACTTTCTTTGGCATGCTCATGGTGACATACTCATGGTGACATCAGCATTTTTCTGGCTTCCTCATCTCCGGATTCAGCCCGGCGTTTCAATTCGTTGTACAAAGTCAAAGAAGAATATCCTTCAGGGGGAATAAATTTTCTGTTCTCTATCTCATCCTGCACCCTTTTTCGGTTTATCGCGTCCAGTTCATAATTTCTTTCGGAATAGAACTCTTTGAAGAAGGCATTGCCTATTCTTCTGGCATCAAAGGATGCGAATGAATTATCATACTTCCCGGCCTTGTAGCGTGCAAAAAACAGCATCAGTTCAGAAAGCTTGTAAGCCTTGACCTGTGAGGCAAAGGACTGACAAAAGATTCTTATCCCATCGGCAACGCCCTTTTCCTTGCTGTTGGAAGCCCCGAATATGCCGGACACCTGTATGTCAATCCAATATTCGGAAGAGCCATAGCCGTAAAGCGCATCATACTGCATCAGCGATGGACAGTCTGCCATATAAGCTTTTTCCGGGTTCTGAAGGACATACCCCCACTGGACTGGTGAAAATACTCTTTCAACCTCAGAACGGTCTTTCCATCTGGTCAACCAGGCCTTCTTCGAGGTCTCGCTTATGTTGTTGTAGCAAGCTAAGAGCGTAGGCGTTAGCTTCCTGTTTGTCTGTATAATTGTGCCTATTGTTGTTTCCATTGTTCCGTTGTTTTTCAAGTTCAATTTTCAGCCATCGGGCAAAATGCGATTTTGCATCTTGGGGTGATTTAACAGTTTCTCCCTCGTTTTGGAGCTTCATAAAGAACTTCTCCAAATAATCATAAAAATCAGGAGGCGCGAAATCCTTATACCCACATAAACGAGTATTCATGCAGACAGCTTCCATCCATGAACTATTCGACTTCAATTCTTCATAGCACTCATCCAGCCTCCTTTCAAAAATCCCAGTCGGAATTTCTTCATACGCGCGCGGGGGAGAGAGATAATTATCTTTGTCTTTATCTTTGTCTAATGCGCGTACATTATACTGTAAGGGCTTAGGTTCTACTTTAGGTTCATGGTTAGGTATAAGGTTAGGTTCTACTTTAGGTTCAACTTTAGGTGTCAAATTTTGATAGCTAATCTGATACCTTGTTTTATCACGTTGTCCTTTTCCGCCTGATTTGAATGTGATAAGACCCGCCTGAACTAATCTGTTACGTGCTGATTTCATTGAGTTGACCGACACTCCCACGTCAGATGATACCTTTGTATCACTACGCGTCCAGCTATCCACCCAGCCTAAACGATTCGCTGTTTTTAGCAAGTAAAAATAAAGCCTCGTTTCACAGCAGGTAAATTCCCAGTCTTCGTCAAGAGACCAAAACCAATTAATCAGTTCTATATAAGTCATATATCTTTCAAATAATTATCCACCACTTTAATAAACTCGTCTAATGACCGGACAACGATGTATTTGTTACCATTTGCCTCACATTCCTTTTGCCATTCTTTTTGGACCGGTCTTTGGTATTCTCCCGGCTTTTTCATTTCCACACACAAAGCTCCATAGAAACGATTGCTCTTAAGAAGTATCAGGTCTGCGACTCCGGGAAGCATACCTTCATCTTTCATATAAGCTCCGTTCCTTGCAGAACGTCTTGCCGCATTAGGAACAGCAAACAGCATATTTCTGAGATGGGGATATTTTAAACGGAAATATCTAACACAAGAACATTGTATTTTATGCTCTTCATTTTTGGGCTTACTACGGCTGCTTGCCACACAAGCCTTGGATTTCATCTCTTCGTATGTCATAATTATTATTTGTTTATGTAGTACGGCATTATTTAAATCCCCATTCTTTCATGTAGTCAATATTTTCAGGAAATCCTTCTACCAATATAGGGCTGAGGAATATCTTATCACTTTTTAAATTTGATCCTCCCCATTCGGTGGGTGGACACTTTTCATATTCTTCTTTAGAAACTTCACTTACACAAAAATGTGTCTGAAAGCCATATCCTTGTACACTTACTCCTAAATAACCGAATTTACGTAATGCCCACTCAAAAGCAATATCTCTATAAAAGTAATGTTTGGAGAATACTGCTACATATATCTTATGTGTAAAATTCCCTGTTTCTGTCAAATCCGGATTACATCTGATACAGAAATATTTAATACGTGAAAGTATTTTTTTTGCAAAATTCTCATATTTTTCACAATCCTCTTTTGAAAGAAACTCCTCCCCATCATATGCGATGTAAACAGTCTTAGTAATTTCTTTTGTTTCCATGTTATTCTTTTAATTAAAGCCCCGAAGCGTATTCTCCGGAGCACAACCATTATTTACTAACCCATGCCATTTATGTGGAGATGGAGCGATTCGAACACCCAATTAAGGACTATATCCTTTTGCGCTACTTCTAAGGTTAATTACCTCCTTATATCTCACGTACCGTACTTTCTACCATGTGCACCTCTCGAAAGTCAAAAGCACTCCACTGCGCACCCCCATTTTCGCCCGCCCCATCTTCACAGACCGGACAGGCAGGTTAACAAAGTTACACCTCAACGATTACAATGTCTGGTGCAATCTGTCTGATGGCATCCAACTGTACATCAATGACTTTATTCTTGTATTCCTCAATTGCTTCATTTGCGCCAGCCGACACAAGAGAAAGGGAAACATCTCTACCGTCTACATCAGCGTAAATCTCAACTTCGATTTCTTCACAGGCAAAGCCTTTGAAAAGAGGGATGTTCAGTTTGAATGATTTCGGCAAATTGGAATCAACCACCTGCGAGTAGTTGTCAACTTTGCTGCCGTTTTCCTCCTTGCTGCGCTCAATGTCTTGGTTTACCTTTGCTTTGAAATTCTTCAAAGTAGATACAAGCATCATATTCTGTGACTTGTCAGTAAAGAAAGCACGGTGCATTTTGATGAACTTAGATAACTTGATGGGCTCCCATTTCTTTTCAACGTTGATACCAAACTCCTGCATTTCTTTTGAAGGCTGCAAAATACCGTTGATTTCAGTCTGATAGTAGTTGGTTTCATCAATAGTTAATGCTAACCCCATCTTATCACGATTTACAATGATATTGGTCGCTTTCTGGTTAATCAGTTCGACACGTTTCTCCAACCATCTGAGAGGTGCATCTATCGTTCCATTGATAACTACTCTTTCCTGTTCTTTCGGGTCAAGTGCTACGGGTGCTTCACCTTCACGCAATACTACTTCGATAGGTTTGCCGTTATAGTCTTTCGGCACAACCAAGTTAATTTTGTTTTCGCTCATGATTCTGTTCCTGTTTTACGGTTAATACTGAATACTGTCTTCTGCATTTCTTGCGGCATAATCGGGCGGCTATAAACCAGCTCACCCAACTTGTTATAGAATCCTGCCATCTTTTCCTCATGGTAAAGGATTTTGGCGCATTCTTCATTTTCTACAAACTCTGAACCTCTCTTGATATGGTCCAAGAGTTCTTGCTTTTCTTCATTCAAAGGTTTCAGGCGTTCTTTGAACTCTTCCATAGCCTCTTTCTTTTCAATCTCAATATCATTGATTGTAATTGATACCTCGGCTAATGTTTCTTTCTTTTGCGCCAATTCTTCGGGTGTGAATCGGTGGGTATAACCGATTTTCTCTACTGCATCGGCATTATCCTGAAGGAACTGCCAACGTTCCTGTTCAAGGATTTCTTGTCCTAAAAATTTATCCATAAACGATATGATTTATAAATTATTCATTGTAAAATTCAGTTACAAAACTGTTAGTTTCCCTTTGAAGGCGATTCATCAACTCGCGCACCATTTTACCCTTACTAAAGACATCATGTTCGTGATACTTCATTGATGGGAATACGAGAGTAAAACATAGCGTCATTCCGTTTTTATCCCATCCACCTAAAGTAGCCCCGGATTCACTCGTTTTTATTCCGTACTCAATTCGTGCATCTTCTACTTCCTCAAGGGCTTTATCATCTACGTTGTACTTTTGCCATACGTCCCAATCGTAAATAGCAGTTGCCAGCTTATCTACAAAGAAGGGGACTGCCTCTTTTTTTAATCTGTACTTTTTCATATAAATTCTTGATTTCTTTGTATTTCCTGCTGGGCGTATATCAGCATTTGATGTTCATTTGCAGCCGGCAGATAGATACCTGCCACTGATGCACTCCAGTTACGAAAACGGTCAATACTCAAAGTCATTTCACCTGTTGTCAGCTCGGCAGAACTGCGCAAATAGGTTACTTCATTGCCTTTCTTGTTGACCGTCTTTCTCTCAAACAAATCACGGTTGCAAGTCCTCTTATAAAAATCAATTTTTGCTTCGTCGAGACTGCAACCGTACTCACTACCGAAATACCCTAAAAGAAGATGCAAGTAGCTGTTTTGGGCAAGCGTGCGGTTAGGTAGTTTCTTTTTCACTTCCACCACCGCACGTTCACTAAACAGCTTGTTTACATACTCCTTGAACTTGGGTATTTCATAATGATTTGATAAATTAAATATCATTTCTCTTCCATATCATTCTTCAAGTCGAACAGCATACGCTAAAAAGGCAAATCGTCCTTTACATTGCCATTAGCATCAACCGGAGGCGGAAAGTTCTGCGGCTGTTGCTGATAGGTCGGTTGTGGCGCTGGCTGTTGTACCGATGTTGTTTGTTGCGATACACCACCACGCGCATCTATTTTATAGCATCGAATGGATACCATACGTTTGAATTCTCCGTCTTGATTCGTCCAAGAACGCCCTTGTAAGACAAATGATACAGTAACAACATCACCCTGATTAAAGCGGTCAAGTTCTGTACACTTGTCACCCGAAAACTCTAAGGGAATAATGTTCTCATACTCGCTACGCTCTCCCGTATAAGGGTCGTAAGTGGTAGCATCTAAAATAAACTCCCGTTTTGTAAATGAGGAACCACCGTTTTTGGATGGTATTTGAACAGTTTGTCCGATTTCGATTATCCGTCCAGTTATTTGGTTTGCCATTAATTTTCTCCTCCTAATATCTTTTTATCGGTTATAAGTTCTCTGTTTTCTTCCAAAAACCGGATAAATTCCTCACAATGATTAGTAAGAATAGGAATATCACGTTCAGGATTGAAAACGTATGTTTCTGTATAGGTATCTACCACATAACCGCCTTTGTTGAACTCCACAATGTTATACTCAAATGTCCGTACATCAGAACCGTTCTTCATTAAAGCGTATGGATATACTAAATGCTGGTGGTGATCTTTGAACTTTCCCACGGTATAACTACCGGTTGTTTTGATGTCGTGAACACTGGTAGGCATCAGTTCGTCAATCAGACCATAAACCAATACACTACCGTATGCAGTAGGCAAGATGGCTTCTACTCTTTGTTGGGTTAATGCTCCTTTGTAGTAGTTGGCAAACTCGCGGCAAAGGTCAATGTGAAAAGTGAAAGTGCGATTGTTGTAAACAGCTTTTATCCCGTAAAGTTTTCCGTCATCGTGATATGCCTTGCTAATTTCCATTATAGAAGATTTACGGTTCTCAATCATACAATCAATGATTTCCCCAAAACACGTTCCTCTATCAGCAGCTTCACTATCGAAAGGTACTCTATTTATCCTATCAATAAGAGATTGGAATTGTTTTTCCCTAAACTCATCCTCATCGCATGGGGGATTATCAGAAAAAGCGTAATATTTTTGATATATCTTATCACTATCTATATAATTTTGATAAGAATCCAGCAACGTTGGGTATATTTTGTAAGATATTTTACTCATTCTTATACCTCCATTTGTAACCACCTGCTGTAAGGAAGTTTCTTCTACCTATACAGCAACTGATAATATTAGCATTGTTAATACCCGTTTGTCTTTCAGCCTCTTTAGCACTTTCAAATGTACTTATTAACGTACCATCCTCTCGACACTGAACAACGGCTTTTGACATCTTCGGGTGATTTATTTTCTTTTTGCTAAACCGTTCGTTTCTTGTTCCGTAATTAGCATTGTATCTCCATGTGCACCATTCTAAGTTAGAAACAGAGTTATTGCTTTTAACCTCATCTTTATGATTTACACATGGTAAATTTTGCGGATTAGGAATAAACGTTTCGGCAACAAGTCTATGAAGAGATTTATATTCTACTTGTTGTTTCCATAGTGATATTCGTAAATATCCACTCCATATTTTATTAGGCTTAATTATCTTTCCTGTTATCTTTCTAAAATTACCATACCTGCTTTTAATAAGCCTATCTAAAGAGCGAACTCTACCAAGGGTACTTACTTGATAGAGTCCTTCATAACCTTGAATGTCTTTCCAAATCTCATTAGGCTGCATCTGAGTAGATTTTAGTTTCCTTATTGAATATCAGCCCCAAAGCCTTTACCTTTGCAGCAAACAAACTTCTCGCCATCATCAAAGAACTACCAACGTGTTCAAACTCATTAATATGAGAGGCGAACTCATTAGCAGACTTGGCATCAGTTATAAATTCGATACTTTCTTTGATTTCCTCTATCACCTTATCATACTTTTCCTGTGCCTCTTTCTTGGCTGCAAGCATACCCAAATACGAATTGATTATCTTGGCGGTGATAAAGTCGTTCTTTGCGGTTGGATTACCATTCTTGTCAAGGATGGTAGGAACTTCCATCACTGAAGGAAGATTGCAAGTATTCTTACCGTCATTTCTTGAAGTTGGGTCAAAAGTGATAGTACGTCTTTGGACGCCTCTTTCGCTTTTCATTTCAAGATAACCGAGCAAATCCAGTTCAGTAACGATAGAGTTGTAGGATTTTTCACGCAAGGCAGGGATAAACACCGTATCATCACCTTCTTTTCTTGTGTCGCGATGGGCAACGAAAATGATGTGCTTGTTAAGCCCCGAAAGTGTTCGTGTCATCCATGAAAACTCTGCATTGATACCGCTCCAATCACGGATGGACGGCTGGCGGGTTCCACACTTGTGAGTAATGATGAAGTCCATCATCTTGCCGATGGTATCTACTACAATGGTCTGATAAGCGGACAAGTCCTCTTGAAGAACTTGCTGAACATCGCTCCATGAAGTGACCTGTACCGTGTCTATATTCTCCAAGTGCGCCATGTTCATGCGCTTCACGCCGTTATCGAAGTCCAACAGCAGCGGTTTCGGTGCGCTCAATGCTACCGTACTCTTTCCCATTCCGGCTTGACCGTAAATCATCATCTTCACGGTGGTCGGGATAACTAATTCATTACTTTTCTTAATCAGTGACATAATCGTAAATTTTATAGGGTTATTTGTTCAGATATTTACTCATTTTAAAAGCATTAATAGCGGATTGTATCTCGAACTTGGAATATATGATAGGAGAATTTCTGGATGAGCCTTTTCTTTTCTTATGCACCAATCCTTCTTTCTCTAACTTTTCCAAAAAGTTAGGTTCATACCCAAGTGTCTTTAACCATCTGAACGCTTCTCTTTGCTTGATTTCATCAGATACAGGAGACCGTTTCTTCTCACTGGCAGCTGCACCAAGCTCCGCCATGTCCATGCAGATATTTTTAAATTCAAATAATTCAAGTCTTACCTCCATACCGTCCAGTTCTTTCAATTCGTTCAACTCTCGTTCTTCGTCCCCTTCTCATATCGCCCTGTTCGTGATAGAGCGAAAAAGAAAAGATGCACAACAGGCAGAAAGCAACAGCCGACCTAATAGTAGGTGAAAAGTCCATCGTGAACTTCATACCAGCTATTCTCTCATATAGCATGGTTGCCAGTTCTCTGCCGTTCCTTACGTTCAAAATCTCAAAAGCTCTTTGCAGTTGGTTGTTTATCGTGCTGACCGCTCGGCATTTGAGGTTTGCAATTTCTTTTTTCTCATACCCTTGTGCATACATTCGTGCCGTAATCTCGCATTCAGGTGTAAGTTCATTAAAAACTCTCTTCATAATCGTGTAAGTCAGCTGATTAATAATTGCGAATAACCTCAATATATCCGGCTTCCCTGTTAGTGTCCACCGAATACAAAGTTTGCTCCTTGTCTATTATCCGATCAATCCTTGCCAGCCTGTTAAGATCAGCGGTACACCTGCGAAGCTGTCCGGCAAGTTTGTCGCTAAAGTCAAAGCTGATTCTGTCATTCTTCTTTTTCAGCTTTTTCTTGATTTCTGTTCTTTCTTTCAGTTCTTTTGCCATAAGAGTAAAATTTAATTAATGATTCGTGGATGGTAAGGGAATCGAACCCCTCTCAATCGTGCCAATTGTTTGCGCAACACGAAGCTCTAACCGATAAGCTAACCATCCGATTAAAAAAGGTGCACTATCCTCACGGACAGCACACCCAGTACAAACACAATATAAAACACGAATATCTAATCTATTATCAGAACAATGCTTTTAACCGCGTTCTTGAAATGATCAAACTTCCGGTTCAAATCACTCCAAGATTTATACCATGTATTTTTCTCTTCAGCTAATTTCTCGTTAGCCTCTTCCAGTTCCTGCACACGCCTTACTAAATCTTCATGCGTCATGCCTCTTAATTCTTCCACTGTCATAATCGTATAAATTTAAAATGTCGTTAAAAAGGTAGGAGTCGAACCTACTTCTTGTAAGCTAAATGAATATATAAATTAGAATATAAGTTAATACCAACAATTAATCGCTTACACGCATTCCAACAATGCTACTTCATAAATTACCGCCCGGCTGGTTTACAAGGTTATTGTGCACTCATACCCATGCGCCTTGTGCCGGATTTGAGGTCTACCTTTTAGCGGTATTACAATTTGTCATTTATTTCAACTCTTTATAAGAGATTCTTATTAGAAAAGCACATCCGGCACATATAACACCCATTATAGTGACAGAGAATATTTTCATAGGACTGTAAGTAGTGATAGCCCCGTAAAGCATACCGGCAGCGCATATACTAACCAATATGGATAAAATGAATTGGACTGTTTTCATAATCGTATAAATTAGTTGGCTCCCCTGAACCAATTCGATTGGCAACATCACGTTATTGTCAGGGGATTTTCTTAATTTTGAGGTGTCAAATCTAAAAATCAAGAAATATGAAACAGTTTATTGAAATTCCCCAAGGGGAAGAGATTGTATTGATTAATGTAAATCACATTTCAGCCATTGAGACTGTCACATTCGGAGAAAAACAACTATGTAAAATTTATGTATCTACTCCCCATCAACGGGATGGTTGGGTTGCTGAGACTGGATGCCTAATAATCCAATCCAATTTTTCACTCTCTCATCTTCGCCAGCTGATAGAAGAAGCTCTTTAGAGGTCTTACCGTCAAGGATGAACTCTACCCAGGCTTGAACGGCTTGGGTAGTTGAGTGTGTGCCTACTTTCAGAAGAAGCTCTTTGCGTAACTTCTGTTCTTTTCTTTTTCTGAAATACTGAAGTATTCTTTTAATCATCTTTCTTCTCTATTTTCTGAACGTGAACCAACCTAAACATTTCGCTAGTAGTGTCTGAGAATAACATATTCAAATCGTAACTATTCGGAGTAAATAGCCTAAGCATCTTCTTGAACTCTACAATGTTGCCATACATATCCCACACACCACGCACTTTAACACCTTTCATAATCATAGTGCCACTAATTGCTACTACGGTTGTTTGCGTTATGTCCCTTATAATCCGGTCTATCTTAACAGGTAGCCCGGCAAGCACCGCATAATCCTTATTATTAAGGAGAGAATCAAAATCAAACTCTTCTTGATTTAATTCTTGGAAAATCATTAAATTACTTGTATCCATAATTTCAAAACATTATTATTGGTTTTCTTTTTTCTTCTCTTATGTTGTTATTAAACTTATATGTGTTGCGGTTTTTATAACGTTTAATCCGTTCTTTAATCCACATCTTTATATATTCATGCTCTAATATAGCGTAAATGGCACTACCAATAATAAAAGCGATTAGTGCCGAAATTGCCACCACCCCAGTTACAAAAACAAAATGAATCCATAGTGGATATTTATCAAAATAGACCCCTCCAATTTTATAAGAGTCTGGTATATTACCCATGATTAAGAATAACATAAAAACGAATGTACAAGAACCAATGGTAATGGAAATACCTTCTTTCATAATCGTGTAAATTAAAGTTTGTGCCTGTACCCTAATCGAATAGTAGAACCGTATTTCAGTTCAGTACAAGCTATATCTAGACCTTTCAGCGATACTTGTGCCTAACCAAGCATACTCATCACACTAAAGACAAATTGGCGTGCTGAAAGTAAAAATCATTTCAAATTCATATAGCCTTACCACCGTTCACCGCATTTCTGCTATGGCGGCTTCTATATTTCGTTATCTTTGGTTGACCTAAAACGGCTTATAGTATTACACCGTAAAGGCTTTTACAGGCTTGTCAAAGAACTAATCAATAGTACCCTACCCGATTCTCGCTATCGGTTGCCGTTCAATCCGTCTGTAGGGCTGTCGTGCGTTGCATAATCGTGTATTATGCGTATCGGCTGATACCTTGTACCCGGCATAGAGCATCGTAGTCCATGCCATCATCTTCACAAGTTTCAAAACCTTTTAAGGCATCTTCCAAACTGTCTATCTCATCCGTTATCAACTGGATAGCTTCTTTTTTGCTATCAGCATTGAACATCAGGCAGACAGCCTCTTCATCATTGTTATGGGCAGCCTCTAAATCTTTATAAAGGCTATCCAACTGCTGGTTAATCGTGTAAGCATTCATATCCATATCTTTTATGCGATTGACATCAGATTAGCTTTTTTGAAGCATCTGAATTCTTGGCGTTCAGTATCATAGTAAGTCTGGACGGTATCATTCTTTTTTCTGTTGTCAGTACCAGTAATGGCAGGCATCAGCTTTTCATTTAGTGTACCGTATGCCTCACGAACGGAACCGTCCACTTTTTTGAAGTAGAACTTCACTATCTTCTTTTTCATCTCACCTTTCAACTTCAAGTTAGCCCAAGCGACCTTCATTGCTTCGCTCATGGTGTAGCCATTACGCTTAACGAACTGCCAAGCAAGGCTCATTACTTCGTGTAAAAATTCTCTTGTTCTCATAATCGTGTATTTTAATATGTTTATACTATTTATTTGCATCAATCCGTTTTGCATCTTTGTATCGTGATTGATTGATGATGCAAATGTAACAACAACTTGCGTAATACGCAAGCAAAACTATACAAAAATGCAAGTTATTTGCAAAATAATCTACAGTATATTGATTATCAAGCGATTAAAAATATCTATATTTAAATTATATATGAAAGAGAATGAAGTTATTAAAAATATTATCCAAATACGTAATTTACAAGGAATTACAAAACGGAGTATGGCAGAGGCATTAGATATTAACGAAGCCTCTTATGGGAGAATTGAGAGTGGTAAGATTGCATTGGCGTATAGTATGCTTGCGAAAATTGCAAGTGTATTCAATCTTTCAGTGGTTGATGTTATCACTTATCCAGATAAGTTTGAAAAAAAAGAAATTATAGGGGAAGAGCCAGTTGAAGCTATCCTTCAGATTAAACTCAAAAAAGACAAAAAAGACCAAGTATTAAAACTTGTGTTTGGTGATAACAATATTGAAATATTAAATAAGTAATGGAAAAAGCCCATTTGTTTATTGGATGTTCTGTTGGTTCGCTTCCTTTTGCACGAGCCATTTCGGATGATTTGCAATTTGATTTCGATGTTAATATATGGTGCCAAGATACATTTAAGCTAAATCATACCACATTAGAAGATTTAATGTCAGAACTTGAGGATGCGGATTTTGCATCTTTTGTGTTCTTGCCGGAAGACGAATTAAATAAGAAGAACATCGTAAAACTTTCAGTAAGAGATAATGTTTTATTTGAGTATGGATTATTTTTAGGGAAATTAGGAAAAGATAGGGTTTCGTTCTGTACTATATTGAATGCAGAAATGCATCTCCCGACAGATTTGTTAGGCGTTGAGTGTGGGAGATTTCAATATCCATGCAAAAATCTTCAATCTTCAGTTTCACATTATTGCAATGCTATAAGAAAGCAAAAAGAAAAATTGGGTGAAAACTATTTGATGTGCAATAAGAGAAATGAAGTAAAAAATATCATAGACAATACAAATGAGTCTGATTTCTACTTAGCTAATTTTGGAGACAAAAGGAGTGATATTATATCCAAAGCGAAGAAAAGGCCTGATACTGAACGTGGCAACTATGATATGTATGCTATAAATAAATATGTAGATAGGTATTATTATTATCATTCCGATATTTTCTATAAAGGAGAAACAATAGAATCGTATCAATTAGCTCTTTTCCCACAACTTATTCTTTGTTGTTTAGGTGATTATAGAAAACGTATCACAGAATTAACGGACAAATATGGAACTCCCATAAATAGCAATATAGATATTTACTCGTTTAATAATTCTAATGGAGATTATACCAAGAATGACGATTTCATGATTGGGCAAGAGATAATGAACGGATTTAAAGAGTTTTGTTACCAGTTTAAATATAATAAAATGGTCATTACTTGTGTTCTTTCTAAGCTAAAGAACAAAACTAAAACATCAATCTACTCATACTCAATAACTACTATTTACGAAAAAGAATAACAGCAAGCTAAATATCTAAAATTATGATTGACTTTCTAACCATCATACTCCTAATATTCGGAGTATTACAAATTATTCTCTTCTTCAAAGTATGGGGAATGACAAACGACATCAAAGATATAAGGAACAAGTATCTCAAAGACGAGGATGAGAAACAAAGAAAAAACACAGAGCATGACGCTATAACCAAAATAAGTGGCGGTTCCAAACCAACAATATAAGCCGGGCATCATTTCCCGGCTTTAACATGAAAATCTCCTTTGTTTCAACATTGTTTCAACATCAAACGAAAACGAAAAAATATAAATAGGTGACAAACAGCAGATTAAGAAGTAGAAAAAATTAGCCAGATGAGCTAATACCCCGAGAAATAATAACGATGCAAAGATACATAGAAAATCAATAATACAAAGCTTTTGGGAAAGTTTTTTTCATGTGAACAAAAAATTTATTTGCCACTTTTACTCCAAAGAGTTACTGTTGCGTGAAATTGTTAACCAATAGCTGACCAAGTTTAATAGCATAACAAGCGGATAACCCCGATTTGTGACAAGTCGGAGCTATCTAAATCATAAGTTAAAAGTTATTATGAAAAATCATTGTTGTATCAATACTATACCCCATCGGCATAATAACAGTCACAATAGTTACACGAACACCAAAGGGATCCCCACAGAAAGCTTCATTGGGAATACGGTGTATTTAGCTATGAATAACAACTATATGTCAAGAATGGATAGGATCGGAAAAAAGTCATACTGAAGCATCTTAGTAAAAGAACAATCATCGTCCTATCAAGTGCTACCCGGCATTATCTATATCAGTCCGGCAAAAGCATGAAAGGAGAAATATACCGAATATCCTAGAAGAGAAAGAAATATTCATGTCCGCCAATAACAAATCCACCACAAATACAACCAAGGGTTGCTGCTATTAACGGCTACGTACCATTTCAATTACAGCACTGTATTTCACAACTCTATGATTGGCAAGGCAAAAAAAGATGTAAAAATTGCATTAAACCTCCTCTATCGGCTTGGACCAAACTTCCTCTTTCGTTTCTTTACACATTACGGAAATAGTTCCTCCAACAAAATCCTTCACATATCCTTTGCGTTCAGCCAACATATCTTCCGCCATTCTAATGGCCTTAGCCTTATCTTTCAATGAAAATCCTTTATTAGCAAAATCATTACCTTCTTTAAAATATATATCATAAGTTTCCAT